ATCAGGCCGTGGCTTACCTTGTTCCGTTGGCGTTGGCTGTGGCCTATCCTTTGAAATGGGAGGGGGGGCGATTATCTCCCCACCTCTAAGGCCAAACTGCTCATCAGGATTTTTAGGCTCTACCATTACATACCCCCTATGTTACGAGCTGCCTGCTCCAGAGGGCCACCACCACCAGGGGCGGCAACCTCACCGGGCATTGATGGTTGATTCTCAGGGGACATTTCAGGCATACCACCACCGGCATTAGAGAAGTTACCACCGGCGCCTGATGGGCCTTGCCCCGGGCTTTCAGGGATTCCCTGACCCTCCTTTGGCATAAGGCTCATCATGAGTTGCTGTGCCCCTAGTGCATACACTGTCGCTCGCTGTTCGTCTCCTTCGGCCTCTGCGGCACTGGCAAGGTCAAAGAGTTTGTTCGCAACCTCCATATTGATGCGTACCGGAGATTGTTCGATGTTATCCGCAGCAAGTTGTTCGGCTTCTAGTTTCATGTCCTCGACCTTCATGACACGTTCACGTAGCCACGGGAGGGACATCTTACCAGCGGGGTTCAATGCCCGGAAGATATTCGCTTTCATCATGTCATCTTCTGGTAATGCTAAGTCGAGTTCTGTCTCGAAGAAGGTGCTCATAGGCATATCATCAGTAGTGAACTCTTCATCGAAGAAGCCCAGTCTTACATCTCTGCCTTGTACTCGGATATTTCCTCGTGTGCTACCTGCAAATCGCCTTTGATATTCATTAAGCCATAGGCGCCCCGTCTCGGCATAAAGGAATTCGGCTCCACGCTTGTATGGTTCGATCTGAGTACGGCTACTTTCCTGAGCATTCTTTAGGGCAACACCACTGAGGGTTCTAGATACCCCACCAAAAGACTCATCAAAGAAGCTAAGACGTGAGAGACGTTGCTTCATATAGTCCATGAGTACAGTGATAGGACTCATCATTGGCTGTCTAGCCAGGGGACGATAGATTGATGTATCGCTATCGATCTGCTTAGGTCTTCCTCGCTCCTCTTCGGTGTAGGAGTCCTGTGCACCCGGTGAGCTAATCGTAACAGAGGCGGTATCAATCATTGCTTCTTGTAAGTCCTGCCAGAAGGTGGACATCAACTCATTGAGTGCCTTCCATTCCGTAACCATAGGACCGACCATACCACCGGCGGTCTTTGCAAACCGTTGGGTTAGGTTTGTCTCGTAAGAACTAGCGATAGGGGTATCGTCAGCACGGAGGACAATGAAGGGAAGCCTTGTGAAGCCATTCATCTTCCCTAGCGAATTGGGAGAGAAGTTTGAGAAGTCCCGAATCTTAGTCCACCCATGCGTAAGCCGTGGGTTAGCATCACTAACTGTATAGAAGACGCTATTCAATACATCGGGTTGGCCTGGATCCTGTTTGTTATAGCGTTCTTCCCATGTATCAAGGATTACTACATTAGCATTATCTGGAATATCTTCATCAATAGTGAAGTCATTGGTTACTGCCATAGCCTTGAGGCGCCGGCCCGTAACGTTATGCATATAAAGAAGGTCGCTGAGTTCCTTGTATGGCCCATTCCAGAAGGGATAGGTAGCTGTTGGGTCGAGAAGATCAGCGATAGGATGAGGTGACCCATCAGGGCCGGGGACAAGGGCTGTATATTGAACTGACCACCCGGTCAATATCTGCCAAGCAGCAAGTTCATGCTGTTGCCAAGAGCGTCCCTGACGGAGATACCCCTGGTCGCCGAAGTCTACCTGTCTCCACCAACCCTTGACCGCTCGTTCAGCCTTGTCCCGCTTTATTTGTTCCGCTGTATCATAGATACTCTTGGGAAGGGCATCGCGATGGAACTGCTTTGCAAGAAGATGGATAGCAACACCGGCTGAAGCCCTAATATCTGAGGTTGCAATCGTCTTTGCCCCCTCTTCCTTAAGGGTATCCTTCTGATAAAAGGCTTCATAGGATGCTTTAATACTTGCATTTCTTCCTGAATACAAATCAAATCCATAGCCAAGTAGCTCCAAAACAGGATCATCTTTTATGCCAAGTCTTCGTGCCAAAGCTATTTACCTCTTCCTTGTAAGTATCGCGGTAACAATGAGGAAACCTTTTTCTTTGGTTGGAGGTTTCTTAGTAACCGTAGTGCTTGTTCGCGTAGCTGGAAGCATCCGACATCTGCCATAACCATGTCAAGCTTCGCTGTATTATAGGTATTACGTTCCTTATCGTCCCTTGAGTTAACCGTTGTCGTCTTCTGGAGCTGTGCATACTGCATAACAAGGAACTCACTAGGAGCTGAGTAGGCTCCTGTGTCCATAAAGTCTACTATATCGGAGATAAGTCCACTCTTTGTCCATTGAGTAACGGGAAGGCCGGGTTCATTGTCTGGATGCCCCCATTTCTTATCACGGAAGGAATAGACGTTAGGGTATTTATGGATACCTACCACGACAGCGCGTATCCCTGCTGATCGGGGCTCTCTTTCCCAACCGATAAGGGCGTTATTGTAGTGGCGACCGAGTTCAACCATGATTCTCCCAGTATCTTCTGGGCTAATCTTACCCCGTACCTCACCAACGTACCCCCAATCACGGGCGCGACGGATGATAATAGCCGTATCGTGGGATGTTGAATACCCTTCAGCAGGATCTGCGTAAATGGCATAGGATTCTGCCTTTTGTGGCAGAAGCCAAAGATTTAGCATCCCATGATAGTTAGATATCTCTCCATACCGGGTTGGGTCAATGGGTTTCGTAATATTCCCCATCATTGATTCTATATTTTCCATAGAAACAACTGGGCTTCCTGCAAGGTTCCAGCAGGATTCATCATCCCGTGCAAGCTGAGACGCACGAACCTCTCTATTCCCATTTGCATCAGCGAGGGCGAAGCGCCAGAACCGTATTTGGTCGCGGGAAATATTCTCTGTATCTACCATTGACTGTTCTTCCCCATCAAGGGGGAAAGAATCGGTAGCCAGGATAGGATCAGCGTTTTCCCAGAGGTCGTCGGCCAGTTTCTTATGTTCCTCTGCCATATGCCAGGGGATAAAGAGCGGCTTATAGGATGACTCACCATTCTTTGCAGCGAGATAGAGCTGATGAAACACATCACCAGCCCGTTCTGGCCGTGATTCATAGCGTACTGTTGCGTAGGGAGAGCCCAAGAGCCCCCTATTCAGGGCATCAATCTCGTCTGGTTCGTAGGATGGAACCTCTGTTATGTGGTAATAATCGTACTCAGAGCCCTGGATAACGTCCTTTGAACCTGAACCAACGAAGGTTATCGAGGAAATAAGCCGGGCGCCATGCTCACTTTCCCCAAAATCAAACTCTTTATGCTCTGTATTGTCGATGGTAAGGCGGGGCCATGTGTCCCCAATGTCTGCTCCATACCGGAAACGCTTCTGTGTTGCTGCAATGAATGCTTCTACGCGACGCACATGGTCAATAGAAGTCTTCTCAAATGGTTTCTGTAGTACTTGTAGAGCATGAAATGAAGGGAACAAGATAGCTGACGCAGTAAACTCTGCCTCGATAATTGCAGACATAGTTACCCGCCTCGCTTTCGCGATGACCATGTTTTGGGATCGTTGCTCCCAGTAATATGTTTGCACAGGGTTAAAGTGGAACGGGATTGGCCCCAATCGTTTCTCTCTGGGAATAATATAGAAGGTGTCCTCAATAAACTTTCGGATATTCCGCCGATAGTCTATGAGGACACCCTCTAGGCCCGATAGAGCAGTTGTAATGGTAGTACCCCTTACTTCTCTGTTTTTGTAAAGCTATACCCACTTCGATGGAATGCCCACATTGCTTTACCAGCACTTTGTTGACTATCAAACCAAGTCGAGTCTTCTTGGCTCACCCCACTAAATGCGCCGGTTGTTCCATTATGAAACTCTAAGTCCATCTCTCGTGTGAGCGCGTTGTATCCTTTAGCTATAATGGCTGCTGATGTTACTGGCGTACGCTCCATTACAAATTGCTCCTTACATCTTCCTGCCTAAAAGATCCCGCCTACGGGTCCATAGTCTTTTATCTTCCTATTTTGGCTACCGACGCCACGCACGATATCAGACGAATTTGGTTTAGGAATGGGTTTAGGTACGTTGGCTTTAGATTTATCGAGAGGACGGCCTGTAAACCTTACCTGCGTTGATGGCTTCGTTTTCGGTGGGGCCTTCGCTTTAGCCGTGGCCTTTGGCTTAGCCGTGGCCTTTGGCTTAGCTGGCGCCTTAGGTTTAGGTGCTGCCTTTGGTTTAGCTGTAGTCTTCACTGCCGGCTGTGGCCGACCCTTGGAGCGAACGCTCTGCCGAGCTTGGGCGCCTGATGGCTGTGGTCGGCCCTTTGAGCGAACGTTCTGCCGAGGTGGTCGGGCCTTTGGAGCTGGTGGCTTCGCTTTGGCTGATGGTTTCACTTTATCTTTCAGTCGTGTTGCTAACGACTTACTCTTAGATGCAACACTCGCCTTCGCCTTTTCTGCTCGCCCTGCGTCTCTCGCTGCGACTCTCCCAGCGACTCTCTTTTCGGCTGTCGGCGCTACTTTCGTAGCAACTGCGGCACCTATGCGCGCTGGGATTGTCACTTTCTTGGCAGGGTTGACTACAGTCGTCACGGCAGCCGATGGGTTGCGCGCTACTTTCTTAGCTCCCTTTTTCGCATACTGCCAGGCGGTTCCCGCCTTCTTTCCCGCCGCTGTCATAGATCCTGCCGCAACAGCCGCCGCCCCAAGGCTTCTCTTCTTGGCAGGCTTCATCGTCCCTAACCGCCTGGCTGATGGATCGTTACGCATTGTCATAATTCCCTCCCTCAGTTAGGGGTCAGTTACCACCCCCACTCGCACACACTACCAACCCTTCACGCTTATGTCAAAACCCCCCCCTACCAGTAGTAACTATATAAATAATGTCTATCATCATCAGAGAAAACTGATGATAGACATTATTAGTTATTCTAGCTATAAAAATATATGTATATCATTACTATATATATAGGTGATACACAT